TGCTATATCTTCTCTTTTACTCATATCTTGCTAAGTTTGTTATAAGTTTGCATAAATACATTCATAATAGGTTGTATCTCTCTTGCACCAATAGCAAAGAATTTTCTTTTCTTCTGATTGCCTAATGCTTTAGTGTTTTGGAATTTGTTTGCAAAGTAAATAATAGCAAAGCTTGGGTTTGATCTTTGTGTAATGTTTGAAAGCATTTGACCTGAAAAAGTTAAATCAGGATATTGTGTTTGTCTCCCAGCATTTTGTCTAAATGTTTTATAAGCTTCTGTGTAAGGTGGGAATGAATTACCATCAGCACTTTGGCCTCTAGTAGTTCTTTGTTTAATAATACCCATTAAGAACTCAGCAGTTCTTCCTAATGCAGTCTTAACTATTTGTGGTTGTTCTCTTACTTGTTTTTCAAAGTTCTTAGCAACTTGTAATGAATTATCTTCAACAGTAATCTTCATCTAATTAGTTTAAGTCTATGATAAGGTGCTTTTTCTGCATCAGCGATTGTATTAGAATCATCTGCATCATATTCAACACCATCTCTTAGTATAGATTCAAATTCATCAGCATATAATTGTTTATAATGTTTCATCATAACTTGGAATCTATCTAGGTTATCGTTTGAATTAAATTTAGTAAGTTGTGGACAAGCATAAAAACCTATTACTCTATATGCACTTAATCTTTTAAACTGTGCATCAGTTAATAATGTTGCGTCCATTTCAGTTGTGTTTAGGATTGCTATATCTCTATAAGTTTCTTTTGAGTAAACTGGAAACCATCTTATTCTTAAATCTCGTTCTATATCTGCTCGTGCTTGTGCGTGGTAATCATTTGGGGAAGTAAAACTTGCTATTCCAAAAGTTAAAATATCTGGTTGGTAAAATGTTAAATCTGAATCTACTGAAAAATTTGCCATAGTAATATTTAGTTGGTGGGGCTTTTACACCCCACCGAAGTTTAATTAAAGAGCAGTATCAGTCTTTACTGTTACACCATAAGTATCTTTTAAAATACCTGAGCCAACAGTAATAGAAGCTACAATCTCAGTTGCTCTTAGAGACGCATCTCTTTGAGTTTCAACTTTGAAATCTTCTTTTAATGCTAAACCGATTGACATTGGGTGAAATACTCCACCGAATGAATCGTCATAAGCATCAATAGCGATATTTGCGTTTTCAAAAATATCAATACCAGCTAATCTGCCGATATATCCATTTCTTAAAGCTTCATTTCCAACTTCAGAAATCGCACCACCAGTAGCATTAACATATGCTGGTTGTGTTAAAGTTTTCTTTAGATTGAAAGTAGCTTTTGGGTGAAACACAGCATAGTAAGGTGCAGGTACATTTGCACTTCTTAAAATAGCTTGTGCTTTGAAAAGCAAGTCAGCAGTTAATTCTGTTCCAGCACCACCTTGATCTGATGCAGATGCAAAATCATCTAGTAATCCTGCTAAGTCAGTATCAACTTTTTTAGCGATTGCTTCACCGAATAATTTTCCAATGTCAGCACCAACATTACGACTAGCTGAATCTCTAGCTAAGTCAGTTAAAGTTGTCATAACACCGATTTCAGAAGCTGTTACAGTTACTGAAGTTGGGTTTACTGCTGTATTAGATAAATCAGATGCTTCGTTTACTGCTGAAGCACTAATTGTTGGGTACACAGGAACTTCAATAGTTTTACCTGAACCACTTATTGGATAAGTAGTTACAAGTGGTCTCATAACTGAAGTTTCTTGGAATGTGAATATAGCTTCTTGAGTTATATTCGTAAATAGTTCACTTAAAGTTGAACTTGTTGTTTCGTTTGCCATTGTTTTTTATAGTTTGTTGTTGTTGTTAGTTATTTTCATTTTAAATATACCTTGTTCTCGTTGTTTCCTAATGTCAGAATATAATTTTCTGTCATTTGGATTACTTAAATCAAGATCACCAATATTTATTTGCTTTGGAGTAGCACCACCAACTTGACTTCTGCTTCCTGCTCCACTTGGAGTAGAGGAAACATGATGTGGGTTGTTTTTTAAATATTCGGCTACCAATTCATTAACTGACATTGGGTCGCCTTTATCTGAATATCTAGGAGTTCCATCTTCGTTTATAACTTCAACAGAACCTTGATCGTTTAGTCTAACATTTGATCTTAGTAGTTGTTTAACTTCTGCTGGTTTAACAGCTTTCATTCCACTAGCTACATTGACTAAAGTTTCGTCTATACGAATCCTTTTTAATTCAGTCTCCAACGATTGAATTTTTGAATCCTTTTTTGATACTGTCTCCTTCAGAACTTTATCAAACTCGCCACGTTGTTTAGCGATTTCTAGTTCCTTTTCTTTTTTTTCTTGAATTAGCTTTTTAGCTTCTTCAATATCTATTCCATCAAGTTTATTAGAAACAGATTTTTTATATCTGTCTAATCTTCTTTGAACTATTTGTTCTAACTGATCGGCAGTAAAAACTTTATTCTCAGTTTCTTGATTTGTTGAAACTTCTACTCCAGCATTTGTTTGAGTTGCTGTATTCTCAACCGACTCTTTTTTTACTTGGTCGTTCATTGTTTGTTCTCCTTCTATATGTTTATTGTTCTCAATTATCAAGGAAATTGTAAAAATGCAACAGTATGTTGCTAAAATGTTCTATTCTATTGTGTATTCAAAAGTTCCATCATCTTTAACATTACCCCAGTCTAAACTAGTTGGTTGCCAATGATGCCTACAATTATATCCACCTCTATCTAAGAATGGGTCGCTACCAGATTTACCTTGCCATTCTGATTGCCATAATTGTCTTGCTTCTTCTTCAGTAAATACTTTATTTGCGTGTTCAACACAAAAATCTCTACTATCTCTAATGATGCTTCCATAATATACGTAGTGAGTTAATCCTAATTCATCTGCTCTAAACTTTGCAAACTGTCCATCAAATCCCATTAAAGCATCTTGAACTATTTGACCTGAGTAAGCTGATAAGTTATCTCCAGTAACAGTAGAACCATAAGTTTGTTTAAGTTCATCTACTGCTGTTTTAAAATCTTCTGTATTTGTCTTACCAGCTATTCTTTGTGCTTGTACGAAGTCCACAAGTTCTTGTCTTTTTCTATCATCTGATTGTTGGTAGATTCCATTAATCTTACTTCTAATTGAATCAACAACATCTGCAAAAGGTTTACCTACTAATGTAGATTGATAAACTTCTTGTGCTAATGTGTTAGTAAATTCGGTAGCTAGGTTTTGAAATTGTGTAAATGCAATCTTCTTTAACTGTTGAATAGTTACTAAATCAGCTTCAGTAATTTGTTTAAACTCAGCAGGAATAGGAAGTTTTCCATAAGTTGCAACAATAGTTCCTGCGATCTTATCATAATCATTTATGAATGTTTGAACTCTAACTAAGTAAAGTTCTTCTATTGCTTGTTGTAGTTTTGGTCTTATTTCAATCGCAAGTCTTGTATTAAATAAAGCACCATCTTGAATAGGAAGTTCTGATACAGCTTGTATAACTCTAGTTTCTAAAGTTCTTAATGTATCGTTTAAAAGTCTTTGATGTTGTGCTTCTAAATTATTGACTGCTTTTTCTCTTATGCTTTGAAGTTGCTGTAATAAATCTTGTGCCACATTAAATTGTAGGTAATGTTATTGGTTGTGGTTGGAACTCGCCAAGTGCTTGTGTGTTACTATCAATCTCTTGGTCAATTACAGTTAAAGTTTCATCATTATCAATTACAGTTCTAGCTATTTGTTTATCTAGTTCTTTTGTAAATGTAGTTGATTTAATATTAGAAGCTTTTGCTTGTTGTAATAATTCTAAATCAGTTGCCCAATCTCTAATGTCAAATGTAGTTGGGTACATAATCTCTCCATCAAATACTGTCTCTTGCCATAGTGCAAATAGTCTCCAAATTTGTTCTTCAGCTAATTCCATTAGTTTTGCTTTTTGTGCAAGTCTAGCATTTAATAATTGAAACTCAGTTCTTAAAGCAATACCAGATTGTACTCTCTCACCAGTTGCTCTAATTGCCCCAACATGACTTAGTCTATTGATTGCATCTACTTTGTGCATGATAGATTTAATTACTCCATCTAAATTACTTCCACTTGGTTGTAAAATATAAGGTTTTAAATTAGCATCAATGTTATCAGGAATTTCTATAATAGAACCAGCACCACCAACAGCTTCAGTATCTCTAGTTTTAACTAAGCTTGGGTGATTTGATATTCTAATAATTTGTTCAATCTCAGATAGTTCATTGTAAATAGATTTTTGTAAATCTGCTATGTCAGTTAAATCAGAAACTCCTAAACCTCTCATAGGTGATCTTTGATTGTATAAAATAACAGCAGGAATTTTTCCAATAGGATTAGGAACTGACTCTACTAATTTTGGTTCATCTCTATTTGTTGTTGGTAAAAATACTGTATCAATTCTATCTTCATACCAAATCTTATAAACTTCTTTATCTTCTTCTATTGATTCTCTAATCTTTAAATATTCTAAGTAGTAATATCCTTGTGGTGATCTTGCGTATCTCCAGTCTAATATGTTTTCTGGTGTGTAGATGTTTAGGTATGGTCTAATGCCTTGTTCTAGTTCTTCTCCACGTGTCATTACATTTGTAGATGGTTTGTCCACGATAACCCAACAATGTCCATAAACAGAAGCATAGTTTTGTATCTCTCTCATTAAAGCATCAAATGTTCTACCTTCATAATCGCAATCATCTAAGAATTGATCTACTGAAGGGTCATCTTGTAATGTTCCAAGTTCTCTAGTTGGTGGAACTCTAAATAGGAATGATGAGTAAATATCAATTACGTTTCTAGCATGATTGTCTAGTGGTGTGTAAGCAAGTCTTTTAAAGTATTCTGATTCTAATTCTAATTGGTATTCTTGTAAAAACTTTCCGTCTTGGTATTCTTTGCCACCTAAATATGATCTGATGTAATACTCCCATCTTGGCATCATACCTTTGTATTGTGTGTGTTGCTGTTCTATATCTTTTCTTGTGTATGCCATTATGAAAATCTTTTAGGTTCTGATTTAGGTAAGTTTGAAGTGATTGGGAAGATGTATTCTATTGCGTAACCTAATGCGTCAGTCATGTGATCGTAACCATTGTTCTTTTCAGGTTGATTTGTACCTTCTTTGTAAACTTGTTTCATTAAGCTATTAATTAGTGTTTTGCAAGAAGGATTAATAAAAATACTTCTCTTTCCATCAAATGCTTTTAGTTTACTGTTCACAGCATTAACTCTATCTCTAACTAAAGCATGAGTAGATTTAGCTTTAACATTTAAACCAGCATTTTGCAAGATTGTTAAATCAGTTCTACCACCAGCAGAAGTTTTGCGTTGTCTTGATGCAGGGTCAGGGTAAACAATCATTTTATTTTTGTTATACCTAGATAATAATTCATCAATAAACTCGTCAGTATTAGAACTGTAAATAACTATCTCATCAAATACATAAGCAATACCATTCTTAACATGGAATAAACAAGCTGACATTGGGTCTATGTTAAAGTCCAATCCAATATGAATAATTGCATCTTTATCATACTTACATTCTTGGACATTTAATTGACGATCAAAGTTGTAATAAACAACTCCTGAGTATGTTTCAAATGAAGCTAAGTACTCTTGTCTAAATGTTCTCTCGTCTAAATCTTTCTTTGCTTGTTCTATTTCTTCTGCATCAACTTGACCACCATCTAATGTTGTGTACTTAAATGACTTCCACTCAGGGTCATCTCCTAAACCCTTCTGGTATATCTCATAACTCCAATTACCAAATCCTCTAGGTGTTCCTATAAATAATACATTACCAGTTACGTGCTTATCTGAGATTGTTGGTCTCAAAACTTCTGTCCAAGCTTCTAAAGGAATGTCGGCATATTCGTCAAGTAATAGGAAGTCTAATCCTACTCCTCGTAAATTATCAGGTGATTTATCTGCACCTTTTAAACTTATCTGACTGCCATTCCTAAGTGTTAAAGATAGTTCTGTTTCATGTGCGTATTTAATCCATCTTTTTTCTACTACTAACTTCTTTAATTGTTTCCACATAATCTCTTTAGACATTCTGTAAGTTGGTGCTACATAGAATATCTTTGAGTTTGGTTTCCTACTTGCGAATCTTAATAGTTCATACATGGCTAAGTGTGTCTTGCCGAATCTTCTGCCAGTAATTAAAACTCTAAATCTTTTTGGACAAGTATATACGTCTAGTTGTGGTTTACTAAATGGCATTGATTAATCCTCTTTGAATAAGTTTAGTAATAACTTCTTCTTCTAGTTTAACATCATGGTTATATGTTTTTGGTGTTCCAATATGATTTGTATCTTCCATTGTATATCTGTTCTTAGTTTTAAAGAAATCAAATCCTGTAATAGTTACTTTGCATTGACAATGATTGAGTAGCCAATAGATTGAAACAAAACCAGTAGTTGGTCTTTGATAGTTATATCTTTGTATCATTAAGTTGTATTCTTCTTTGTTCCATAGCCAAGCTTTTTGTTTAACCCAGTCAGGCATACGTTCTGCTCTCTTACCATCTTTTTCAAAGTTAAGTCTTACAATGCAACGTATATCAGGAATAGATTTTAATTTGTTATGACCCTCGTTTACTAAATTGTTAATCCATACATCACATGGTTTATCTTGAACTCCAAGATTCATTCTAACTATTGAATTGTATTTACTGTAATCAATTTGGTTTATCTTCTCACCATTACCAATGAGCAATACATTTTTGCCTTTAAAGTATTCGTAAGGATTAAACATTATTTTGAAAATTCTATTGTGTAGTTTTTGTAAGCTTTAAATAGTTCTCTCCACCATTTAGCTGATTCAATAGTTGCGTGTGCATTATAACCATTTGGAAGTATTGCATTAGCTTTCCTACAACATACAGAAACAAATACCCATTTCTTTGAATAACTAAATATCTCATCAATAACATCTTTAAGATTATCTACTGGGATATGTTCTAATACATCTGTTGAAATAACTAGATCAAACTTATCAGTAGGTTTGTTTTGGTATTCAGGTACAGCAGGGTCATACTTAGTTGCGTTCCATTCTAAAGGGTGATGCTTTGCTTTGCCACAACCATAATCTAATATTGTTTCAATGCCTTTGTCTTTAATGATTTGATTAATAGCTGGAATGAATTTTTTTAAAGCTACTCCTTGCCAGTTTTTATCTTGCTTATGATGCTCTTTTGCTTGTTCTAAATATATGTCATAAAGATTAGACATTTCTAATAACTGCTGTGTGTGGTTTAAATTCTTTAAACATTTCAATCTTATGTGGTTTATGTAAGAAGGCAAAAGTATCTATTCTATCTGCATCATGCACTACAACTTTATCAGTATGTTTTAATATGTTGTTAAGATGCTTAACTCTATCTCTTACAAATTGCTCGTGATCTAAAAAGCACATACCATAATTTTGATTAAAATATAATTCTTCATTAAACTTAACGTGTAGTTGAACATAGTTATCACAAGCAAGATAATCAAATCTTCTAGCCCAATCTGCATTTTCTACCATGCTAACTAACTTAACTCTTTTTTGTTTGGCTATCTCTAAAAGCAAAGGTGTAGAATAATAACCACAACCAGTTTCTAGTATATCTCCGTTACAAGCTAATGCTTCTTTAATTAGTATTTGTTGGTGTGTTGCGTATTCGTTTATTATTTGTGGTGCTTCAGGCATAATATATTTGTCTATTTTTGTTATTGCAGTTCTGTCTAAATGTAAAGCTTCTGCCTTTTGTTTGCCGATATTTTTATAAGTTAATGCTATATTAGAACCTACTTCTCTAGCTTTAACTAAATCTTCATAAACTAATGCGTCTATATGTGTGTACCCATTTTCTATTGCTGTTTTTATTCTTCTGTTGCCATAGATACAAATAAGCAAATTAGGTTCTGCAAGTAATATAACTGGATTGTAAAGTAAATGTGGTTCGTCAAATGTTTTTATTTTACGTCTTTGCAAAGCTTGATTAATGTATTTAAGATCTTTGTTTGAATAAACTCTAACATCACTCCAGTTCTTATCGCCTTCTTGCCTATTAATCTGACTACAATATTTAATCTTATTAACTGGTACTGATATTATGTTGTCGTTTCTATGAATACTCTCTAATCTTTTTTCTAATAATTGCTTTTCCATCTTTTCCAGTCCAATGTATTGTTTTAATGTTTGTGTTTGTTTCTGCAAGTCTAAGCCATTGATATTCTCTAGGTAAGGTTAAAACTTTGTACCTATGTGCAATCTTATTTAAGCACTCTTGATCTCCATAAGTTGAGAACTTTTCACATTCTAACTTCCACTCTTGTAAGAAATCTTGATTGTTACAAACTACTAAACCTGATGCAAAGTGATTGTTTCTATTGCACCAATCTTCAGTAACAGCAATATCATACCCTTCCGATAGTTCAAAGACATCTGATATGTTAGTAAGTATTTCTATGTCGCTATCAATCCAGCATATTTGTTTCTCTAAAGTTTCTAACATCATTCTTGGTTTATAGTACCAAGCTTTGTTTAATGGTTTGTATGGTATGCAATTAGGATAGCTATTCTCTAATCCAAAGTCAGCTATGTAAAGTTTATTAGTTAGGTGTTTGTTGTATGTAAGAATAAACCATTGAAGTATATCTTCATGGTCTTTGTCGCTTCCAGTTATAAAGTTCATAACTGAATCTTAACTGTATTAGTGTATATATTGAACCAGTCAGATGAATATTCACAGTCTTGGTATTTCTCAAAGTAACAACCACCTTCTGTAAAGTGTATGTTCTTAGCATTAGGATTGTGTGGGTATTCGCCAACTAACCAATTCCATTCTAAAGGTAATCTGCCAACCTTATCTGTCCATTTAAATTGATGAAGTTCTAACCCTGATGCAGTATCTACATATTCTTTTGTAAGCTGATTGCATTTGTCAGTATTCATTAGCATTAAACTAGACCAGTTCTTTTTTTCATAAACAGTTTGTATTTGATTGCCGAACTTAGATAAATGCTTAGGTGTATAATCATGCTGACAAACCATAACTGCATAATCATCATTTCTTAAATCCCATAGTTCTTTGATGTCAGTTTTAAATAGCATATCGCAATCTAGGAATAATGCCCAACCATTATACTCCATGAGATAAGGAACTATAAATCTACTAAATGAGAACTCAGTAGATGACAAAGTGTTTCTTGGTCTTGTGAATGAGTCTTTAAGGTTCGGTAGATATAGTGGTATGAATCTAACTGGTACTGAACTATGTCTTAGTATGCTCTCGCTAAGTATGTGATAAGCTATTTTCTCTTTGCTATCATAACCTATAAAGACATTAATCATCTAGTAACCTAGTTCATCATACTGTTCTTTTTTAGCTTCTTTTAATAGTTTAATTTTGATTTCTAAAGCTTGGATTTCTTCTCTTAATAAATCGTTCTCTTTTCTTAATTCGTAAATAATCTTTTCTAAGTCGTGGCTACCACGCAAACTTGCATCTATCATACTTCTAGTTTTTTTTCTTCCACACATTTGAACATTAAATCCTTATATATAATACCTTGTTCGTTTAAAATTGTCATAATATTTAAAGCTAAAATATTACCATTATATTCACATTCTTTTAATGTTTTATACTTAGGGTTGTTATTTTCTATTAATGAAAGCCACTTAAATTCATTATCTTCAAAAACAAACAAATAGAATACTATAAAATATTCCACTACTTTTTCTTATTCTGATATGCCCTCAAATATCTTCTGCCTAAAGCTACTGCTTCTTGTTTACTAGACCCACGATAGCCCCAAGCACGTAATGATAAAAGCAAACGTGTTGGTTTGTTTTTTTCATCATATAATCTTCCTCTTGAACTTCCCATTCTAACTAAAAATGAACCTTTGCGTCTTAGTTGCATTGGTGTATTTGGGCGACCTTTGACTGGTGGTCTTAGATTGCTTCCAGTAGCCCTATTGTATCTTGATCTGCCAGAAGCAGTTAAACCACCTCTAGGGTTCTTGTCAGAACTTCTTAAACTAAACTTTGCCATACTTCTTTGTGTTAATACTTATTGGTGCTTGTTTCTTAACTTTTAAATTATGACGTTTACAAAGTAAATCCACAATACATTTAGAACAAGCTTTAACGTGTTGCTCTAATTTATTCATCATTGGTTTTTGGCAGAATATACATTTACTCATCTTTGATTTCTTTTAGTTCAATAACTTCTTTTGGTTCTTCAACAATATCATAAATAGGTAGTGGTGTATTCTCATCTGTGTTTTGTATTTTGTCAGATTGTCCAAGATAAACTTTACCAAGCCACATAGCCATTATGCTAGAATTTAGTTTAGTAGCTATATCAAATTGTGTTTTTCTAATTGCTTGTTTTGCATTAGCAACCCCAACCTCGTATGCTTCTTGTGCTAATTGGTTTCTATTAATCGTAGATTCTGAGCAACCAATAATTCTGCCTATTTCGGCTTTGCTACACATATAACTAGCCATGTTCTTTATTTGATCTAATATTTTAGGGGTAAATTCAAAATTGGGTCTCCCTATCTTCTTAGAATTGTCTATTAGTTGTATCTCCTTATCCATATTAACCGACTATGTTCGTTAAATGTTCTATTAATCTTTTTTAAGAGATTTGTAAAGGAAGTCTAATAAATCTTGGTTTTGATAAAGTGTATGGCAGATTCCATTTGCTATTGAATTGCATATAAGTTCTTCTGCTTTAGCTGGTAAGTCTAGTTTGTATTCGTCATGTATCAGGTGGCAGATTTCATGGATTATGGTGTTAGACATTTGAATATTGTCTAAAGATTTATCTAAAGTAATTGTGTTTGAATCGCAGTCAAATTCACCAAATATTTTTTTCTTTGATGCTTGTTCTTTATCTATTAGGTTTAGATTAATAATCCTGCTTCCAAAGGTTATTTTATCTAAGTTCATTTTGATTTAAGTCTTTTGGCTATGTATAGGTTTTTGACAAAGCTAGATTTCTTGCCGAATTTTTGACCAGCAGATCGTCTTGCGGATTTATAAGCTTTAGTTTTTTTATTAAATGATTTTGGTTTGCCTAGTCCTCTTGGTCTTTTAGTTTCCCAGATTGGTTTTTTCATTTTTTCTTTCTCGGCATCTTTAGTGGTTTAGGTTTGTAAACTTTATAAGTGCCTTTTGCTTTACGATTGGTGTATAAAACTGCTGTACTTGTTGAAGTGGTTTCGTTAGCCATTATTTCTTTTTTTTGTTTTTCATTTTAGCAGGTCTACCTACTTTGCTTCCATACGTTCCTTTACCTTTTGGCATTATATTTTATCCTTTATTTTGGTTATCATTCTAACTATCTCAGTTCGGTAAGTTTGTGAAGTA